CTACCCACCATATAACATTCGTAAGAATGATGACAACAACTACACCATTGAATTGGCAGTTGCTGGCTTCGGTGAATCAGAGATTGACATTACCATTGATGGTGGTAAGTTAATTGTAAAGGGTAATGTTGATACAGCTACCGATGCTCTTGAAGATAACTTCTTGTTCAAAGGTATTGCTACACGTGCGTTCACTCGTGCCTTCGCTATCGATGATCATATCGAAGTTAAGAACGCTGAACTTTTCAATGGTATGTTAAAGATTGCTTTGGAGCGTATGATTCCTGAAGCGTCGAAGCCAAAGAAAGTTCCAGTTAAAACATCTGGTAAGAAAGAACTTTTAAGAGAAGGCGAATAACATGTCCTTCATTAAAAAGATTTTCTTAGGATGGATCGAGTTTACTCAAGAGACTGTCGCTGCCGTGCGTAAAGCAAAAGCGGAGAGATTCAAATGATTACTCTCATCAAGAAACTTACAGGTGTTTTAAAGCCAGTAACATATGGTTCTCGTTTGGAGAATTATATCCTCAGTAAGAATCCAACAAATCATTCACAGATCGAGCAAGCTGCCCGTGAATTTGAAAGATTGCATTTGATTCGAGGGTTGTAGTAATTTGGGGAGGTTTGTTACTCCCCAATATTCATCTCACTAAATAGTTTGATGAATAAAAAAGCAAATATTTTCCCGAATATGGTAACATATGTCCCAATCAGAAGAAAGGATTGGGTACTAAAAATATCCATATACAAAGACGATTCTATTTTGATCGTTGGGCATAATGTATACACCTTTTGCACAATAGTAAGGCAGTTTAATAGTGCAGATCTAGCTGCATCTTTTATTGATTTTTTAATTGAACAGGAAGACATATGATGGGTGACGTAAAAGTTTTTAAAATGATTAGTGGTGAAGAAATTATTGGTAATGTCGTTTCTGGTAATTTTTCTAGTAATTCTTTAAAATACGAAGTAAAGAACCCAGCACAAATCGTGCTTCAAAGAACAGAAACTGGTATGGCTGTTGCAATGGCTCCATACATGCCATATGCTGACGGTAATATCAACCTATACTCAACGGCAATTGCAGCCGACTGTAGCCCTGACATCAAACTTGTAAACGAATATAACAAGCTCTTCGGTTCAGGTATTCAGATCGCCCCTGCATCGGCTCTTGCAGGTCTAAAATAATCCTTGACTTTTATTGATATTTCAGGTATAATAATAATATACCTGGGAGTTTTATTATGTTTATGTTTGATATCGAAACCCTCGATTCTGAGTCAACTGCCGTTGTTCTTTCGGCATCGATTATTCACTTTGAAATTGGTGAAGTAACCAACTACGAAGATTTGCTCTCTCGAGCAAAGTTTGTCAAGTTTTCTGCCGCAGAGCAGATCCGTCATTTAAAACGAACATCCGACAAGGGTACGTTAGAATGGTGGGACAAACAACATGAGTATTGTAAGAAAACAAGTCTTGTCCCAACATCAACAGATCTTAATGCGCTTGATGGAATCAATAAAATCAAACAGTACATGTTACAATTTCCAGAGAAAGACCAGACTATGTGGTCGCGAGGTTCTCTGGATCAAATGTGCATTGACAGTTTATGTAAGGCTGTCGGAGTAGATTTGATTGCGCCTTATTTTGCTTGGCGTGATGTTCGTACTGCCGTTGATTTAATTACCGAAACTGGTAAGGGTGGTTACTGTGATATAAACCATCCAACATTTAAAAGACACAATGTAATCAAACACCACCCAACGCACGACTGTGCTCTAGATATTATGATGCTTCTTTATGGAAAATGAAAAAGAATTTGACCCAGTGATCGATGCCCTACAAGAAAGGATCGATGCACTTATGAAACTAATTGATGGTAATATGCGTATGGGCATGATTAACATCATGGATCAAATACGATTTGAGCATATTGATAAACTTGAAAACGCAATTTCATTATGGGAAAATAGATGAAGAAATTATTCGCAGCATTTACATTAGTTCTGTCGTTCTCGGCTCACGCTGATTGTATTATATTAGGTGATAGTATTGCGGTTGGAACACAGATGGTACTTAACCAGTGTAAACTACAAGGCAAGGGTGGCATTAACACTTGGCAGTTTAATAAAATGTATCCTGGATCATTTTATGCCGACACAGTTGTTATTAGTCTTGGATCAAACGATCACAAATATGTAAAGACTTATGATCAATTGTTTGAAATGCGACAACGAGTTGATGCTCAAAATGTTTATTGGATCCTACCAGCTGGTAATTTAAAAGAGGGTGGTGTTCCGATTCAAAATATTCAAAACATGGTAAAGCACTTGGCTAATTATTATCGTGATGAAGTTTTACCAATTACAAAACTGCAGCCAGATGGAATCCATCCATCGTGGGCAGGTTATAAAGAAATCGCTGATCGAGTAAAGGTTAATTGATGGAATTTTACACAAGCGTTGTGCAGTATGGTAGTAAAATGTTAGTTCGTGGATATGATAAGAATGGTAACGCATTTAAACAACGTGTAGATTTTAAGCCAACAATTTTTGTTCCCTCTAGAACTCCAACAGAATATAAAACCCTTGAAGGTAAGTTCGTAGCACCACTACAATGTGGTAATGTTCAAGAGACACGTGAATACATTGAAAGCTACAAAGATGTACAGGGATTTGAGATTTACGGAAACAACAATTGGGTAGCACAATTTATCAGTGACAAATATCGAGGTGAGATTATTCCCGATACTGATAAAATTAAAATCTTTACGATTGACATTGAAACATCAACCGAGTCTGGATTTCCTGACATTCCTACAGCGAATGAGGAAATTCTTCTAATTTCACTGCAAGACAATAAAACAAAAAAGATAACTACCTTTGGTCGCAGACCAATTGGTGATTCAGGCTCAGTGGATTATCGTTTGTATGAAAACGAAGCGACAATGCTTAAAGAGTTTCTTATCTATTGGCAAGAGAATTGTCCCGATGTTGTGACAGGTTGGAATATCAACTTCTTCGATATTCCCTATCTAATTCGCAGGATTGATTATGTCCTTGGTGAATCATTCTCCAAGAAGATTTCTCCATGGGATCTTATTCGCGAGCGTAAAGTTACCATGAAAGGTAGTGAGGAATTGACATACGACATTCAGGGTGTTGCTATGTTAGATTATCTTGACCTCTACAAGAAGTATACATATCAAACACAAGAAAGTTATAAGTTGGATCACATTGCGTTTGTTGAGTTGGGTGACAACAAACTTGATTACTCTGAGTATCCAACTTTCAAAGATTTCTACACCAAAGCGTGGAAGAAATTTGTTGCTTATAATATTCATGACGTAAGAATTGTTGACAAACTTGAAGACAAAATGAAACTTATCGAACTTCAGTTGACCATGGCTTATAACGCCAAGATTAATTATGAAGACGTTTTCTCTCAGGTTCGTATGTGGGATGCGATTATCTACAATCACCTTCGTGATAAGAACATTGTTATTCCTCAGAATGGTGGTAATCGTAAAGGTGATAAGTTTGAGGGTGCCTATGTTAAAGATCCACTGATCGGATTACACAAGTGGGTGGCTTCCTTTGACTTGAATAGTCTATATCCCCACTTGATTATGCAGTATAACATCTCCCCTGAGACAATGCTTGAGGGTCGTGAAACTGTAACAGTTGATTATCTTCTCGATAAGAGAGTTGATTTGACTCATCTTGTTACTGAAGACAAGACCATGACTGCCAATGGGGTTTGTTATCGTAAAGATAAGCAGGGGTTCATGCCTGCCCTTATGGAAGAAATGTATAAGAATCGTTCAATATATAAGAAACAGATGTTGAAGATTCAACAAGAGTATGAACATGACAAGGGTAATAACAACCTACGCAAAGAAATCTCACGGCTGAATAATCTGCAGATGGCAATGAAGATTGCCTTAAACTCAGCTTACGGTGCCATGGGTAATCAGTATTTCCGTTACTTCGACTTACGTATGGCAGAGGGAATTACTACTTCTGGTCAGTTGTCTATTCGTTGGATGGCAAACAAACTTAATGCCTTCATGAACAAAACTTTACAAACAACAGCGAAACAAGATTTTGTTATTGCGATTGATACCGACTCAATCTATTTGACACTAGAAGATCTAGTTGAAAAAATGTGTGTTGGTAAAACGGATGAGCAAAAGATTGCTTACATGGATAAAATCTGTGAAGAAATCTTCCAACCATTTATTGACAAAGGATATCAAGAACTGGCTGATTATGTAAACGCATACCAACAGAAGATGCAGATGAAGCGAGAAGTGCTTGCCGATAAAGCAATCTGGACTGCGAAGAAGCGTTACATTATGAATGTACATAACTCTGAGGGTGTTCAGTATGCTGAGCCGAAGATTAAGGTTATGGGTCTTGAGATGGTCAAGTCTTCAACACCAGCTGTTATTCGTAACAAATTGAAAGATTCCATCAAGGTTATTCTTGAGGGTGATCAAAAAAGACTACATAGTTATATTGAAGCATTTCGTGACACATTTAATAATTTATCAGTTGAGGAAATTTCCTTTCCAAGATCTGTAAATGGACTTAGAGAATATGCTGCCAGTTCTACAATCTATCGTAAGTCGACACCGATTCATGTTCGTGGTGCATTATTGTTTAATCACTATGTAAAAAAACTTGAATTAGAAAGGCAATATCAACCTATTCGTGATGGTGATAAGATTAAGTTTGTTTATCTTAAGACGCCAAATATTATACAGGAAGATATTATTTCTTTCGCGCAAGAATTACCAAAGGAACTTGACCTACATAGATTTGTAGATTATGATAAACAATTTCAGAAAGTATTTTTGGATGCTCTTCAAATTGTAATTGAACCACTCGGTTGGCATGTTGAAGAACAATCATCATTGGAGGATTTCTTTGGATAACAACTCAATAACCCCACTATTTTCTACACCAATATATTCTTGCGATTTAAACAAACAAATCGTTGATGGTGTAGCTTCATCATTAAAAGAACTTGAATACGAAAACATGGATTCAATTTATAGTATACCAAAAGAATTCTACTCATTAAATAAAAATGTGTTAGATTTACCAGAGTATACTTTATTAAAAAATGAAGTAATGCTTGGAGTAGATGATTATATAAGAGGTTATCTTGGTGTTCCAAAAGGTTGCGAATTTTATATTACAAATTCTTGGGTAAATAAAATTCAACCTGGAGGCGAGGGTGCACCCCACGATCATTCAAATTCTATTATTTCGGGAGTTTTTTATCTTGATACTGAAAATAATTCTGGAGATTTGAATATCCATAAAGATCATACTAGTATGATACCATTTCCGTCAACATTTTTAATGGACCACGATTTTTATAATATTTACAATTCCACTACATGGAGTTTTCCCCCTACACAATATAAGATGATACTGTTTCCATCTTCGGTATTGCATTCTATTTCAGTAAATGCTTCTGATACTATACGATGGTCTATGGCATTTAATACCTTCATTAGAGGTACGATAAACACGAGAAAACTTAGTCATTTAATTATATGAACAATATTAAAATTATCAAAACTGATATTAATGTCAATAGGATATTAAACCAACTTAAACAATATCCTGAAGACTGGGGAGCACAGAAAACTGTTGACGGTGCACAATCTATGCTAGATCGCGGGTTCCCAGAAGTAGAAGCTGGTGTTCTTCAGTTGGTTATGGGTGCGGTTGATTCAGAAGATCAGTATGTTGGTGATACAGAATACTGCATTAAAACACCTGCATATTCTAGACATACAGAAATCGTTGGATTCCTTAAAAGAAATTTTAAAAAGTTTGGTCGTTGCGGTTTCCTTTCACTGCCAGTTGGTGGTTCAGTTGGTGCTCATATTGACATTGGCGATTACTACCAAACACGTGACAGATACCATTTAGCAATCCAAGGTAAGTATAAGTACACAGTTGGTAATGAATCATACATAGTTAATCCAGGAACATTGCTTTGGTTTAACAATAAACTTCCCCACGGAACTGAGAATGTTGGAAATGAGGTAAGAATTACTTTTGTTTTTGATGTTCCTTATTCATTTGGAAAATCTGCCCATGACAGGAAACTTGATAATGCGAACTGATCTAATGCCAAGTGTTAGATATTGGTTCCCAACTGCAGTATATGATGTTAATCTTGGCGATAATTTTATAGAAAATAATCAAGCATACTATGAGCGAGGATTATTTTATAAACAACATGTTCCTAGGATTGTTTCTTGGAAGTGTGACACATACACAACACTTGATTCAGTTGATCTTAGAGAAGATGAAGTTTTTACCAGCCTAATACAAAAGTGTAAGGAGCATGTTTTAAATTTTTCTAAATCGTTTGGTGTAGAAACGACGAAAGTAACATGTAAATCTGCTTGGTTAAATGTAGCTTCTACTGGCAACTACCAAGAGTATCATGTACATACAGCGAGTCATTTTAGTTTGGTATATTATGTTCACGCACCAACCTTTTGTGGAGATTTAATCTTTAGGTCACCATCTGCAGATAACATGTATCCTCTACCAGTTCATGAGCCGAAGGAACCAAGTTATACCACGGCAAGATATGCAGCTGAAGAGGGAAGGCTTCTTATTTTCCCAGCGAACCTTTTCCACATGGTTTGCAAAAATGAAAGCCAAGAAGATAGAGTATCAATATCAATGAATTTTGCATTTGATTGATTTGCAGTAACATACATAGTATAATAGAAGAAGTTACTTGG